AACGCAGTGGCATAACATAGTCTGCTGGGATAAGAACGCGGAATATGTGCAGAAGTATTTGCGCAAAGGTGCTTTTATCTATGTGCGCGGTATGCTGAAGTACGACACATATACAAACGAGCAAGGCCAGCAAGTTACAGCCGCGTACATCGACGCTTCTATGCTGACACTGACAGAGAGAAAGCAGCAGGCCGCGCCGCTACCCGGTGACGTGCCAGTTAGCAGTCTGCCACGTATGTAACCACTGGAAGTTATGACCTACGAAGAAATGCTGAAGCAAAACAAAGCCGAAGTAGCCGGGCTGAAAGCCAAACAACACTACGACAACCCGGAAGAACGGCTGCAAATGGACTGCGTAGAGTGGTTTAGATACCAGTACCCGCTACACTGGCGGCAGCTTTTCGCAGTACCAAACGGCGGCAGTAGAAACAAGAAAGAAGCCGCTAACATGAAAGCCGCTGGCGTGGTGGCTGGTGTGGCAGACTTGATTCTGTTAATACCAAATGACAAATACGGCGCGCTTTGTATTGAACTGAAGCATGGAAAGAACAAACAGACAGACTTACAAAAGGAGTGGCAGGTATCTACAGAGGCACACGGAAACTTGTACGTCGTCGTCTACACACTTGAAGAATTTATTTCTATTGTTAAACAATATCTTAAAACAGCAAAATTATGAAACAGACAGTAATTATCTTAGCACTGGCAGCACTGCTTCTTTTCGTGCTGGCCGTAGTAACAAACCAGTTTAAGCACGTAAAGCTATCCGGCTGGCTGCTGGCAGCGTGTATCATGCTGCTGGGAGTGATAGCAGACCGTGTATATATTTGGCTGACATGGTAGCAAGGAGAACACAGAACGCAGGCCAACGGCGCAGCACTGGCACCTGCATGACGTGCGCCAAAGCGCATCTTATGCAGTGGGGCAACGACCCAATAATAAGCCAGTGCGCTGCCAGTGGCCAGCGTGAAGTAGCTAACGCGCCGCTGCCTGCATCATGTCAGAAACGCTACGAGCCAGCGCGCCGTCTACCATTAGAAATAGAACACTTTGAAAAAGGGGTATATTAGGCTATGAACGCAGTAGGAAGTAAAGTTTACGTGAACTGGTACGGCCATGTCGTATGTGGCACCGTGACAGACCGCGCAGCACACAAGTTTGAGGGTGCGACGTGGAAAGAATGGGTGCCAATACTTATGACCATTCCCGGCAGCGACGGCAAGCCAATATTACCGGGCTGTGAAAGCGTCTGTGCCTACCATCAGAACCACGTTTATGACACCAGCGAGGCAGCGGCAGCAGCATGGGCCGACTATCAGCAGCGGTGGAACCAGCGCAGGCAGCAGGCTACACAGCCGGACGTGAAGCCGGAACCAGTGCAGGCCGTGGCACCTCAAAGCCAGCCAGCCGACGAAAAGACCGCTGACGAACTGTTGGCAGAACACCGTGCTTTCCTGCAAGCACACTGGAACAACGAACGCAACCATTTAGACGTGGCCTATCTGGAAGAAAGCTACCAGCTTTTCCGTAGGTACATAGCAAAGAAGCTGGGCTACCATAAGGCGGCACGGCCAGCAGCAAAGCCACTGGAACCAGCCGCGCAAGTACAGCCGGAACCAGCAGAACCGCCAGCCATGGAACCAGTGACACAGCCGGAACCAGTGCAGGCCAAGCCGGAAAAGCCACGGCAGACAACAGCCCGGACGCGCCGGAAAAAGAAAGAACAAGAAAGCAAATACATTCAGTTATCATTATTCGACTAATAGAAAGAAATTATGGCAAAAGTATTAACTATCAAGCAGCCGTGGGCGCAGCTTATAGCCGACGGCATTAAAGACGTAGAAAACAGAACGTGGCAAACGCAGTACCGTGGCCGCATACTGATTCATGCAGCTGGCGCGCCTGAACTGCTACGGCTGAACCAGCTGCTTACAGAAGCACAGAAGAAAGCCGTGGAGCAGCACGGAAAGATAGTAGACTATCTATGTCACAAGTGGCAGAACGGGGCTATTATCGGCAGTGTGGAAGTCTACGACGTAGTGAAGAATGACGAAAGTATTTGGGCAGAGGCAGGCCCGTATAACTGGCTACTGCGAAACCCGGTATTATACACTAACGCGCTGCCAGTGAAAGGAAAGCTGGGGCTTTGGGAGATAGACGACGAACTGGTAAAAGACTTAGGCGTATGAGAGCAAAAAAGCAGCGTAAAGACGGCTACCGTGGCCGCTGGACGGTGACGGGAATTAACCGACTGACAAGGGAACGCGAGGCTATCACACTACCATGCCAGCGAGATATAGCACAGAACATCTACGACAGAGAACGTAAGAAGCCAGCACACAAGCGCGTCTACACACACTTGAAGCTGGAATGTGCGCGGGGGGGGCAACGCTATTCAGTTAGACTTATTCAAATAGCAGGCTTATGAAAGAAAAATATTATGACGCTGCCACTGGCAGAATATATGAACGGCACCACGGCTGTATTCCCGTAGTGCGCGTGTGGACTGGCCAAATGCTGTGTGATTTGCGACGCTGGTATGCCACCACGACAAACGCTGAACTGGTAGAACTGTTAGGCGTGTCACGGGCCACCATTCAAAGGAAAGCAAAGCAGCTGGGGCTTCAGAAAGATAACAACTGGCTTCGACGTATGCAGCACCAGTCACTAATATGGGCGCGCATCAAGAATAACAAGCTGGGCCATGGACGCTTTCAGCCGGGCAACACCGTAGGCGCGGCCCACTGGTTTAAGAGTGCTGCCACTGCATAAGTATATACTTTTGCAGTGAAGAAAGAAAATACAAACGAATTAAAAGTATATACTTATGATAGAAGAAAACCCGGTGAAACAATTCGACACCAGCCACTATGATATATACACCATTAAAGAAGCGGCTGACGTGTGCGCAATACAGCTGAATGAAAACATTCCGGCCATGCTGCAAGTCAGCGGCGTGGAAAAAGCGGAATGGGAACACCACGTAACCACATTTGCAGGCGGCAAAACAGAGGAATGGAGAGAACTAAAGTACATGACAGTAAAGGGCGCAGCCTATCCCGGCGACTGGCTTGTATGGAACGGAAGCTATTTGGCCATCATGTATGACGCAGAATTTAATCAAAAATATAAACTCAAACGTGCTAAAGAATAGAATTATTTTGTGTACCTTTGCGCCGTCGTAAATAACCATATTTTCAGCCCGTGAGGGTGCAAAGGTTAAGGGATTTTAGTTAATCTATTTGAATTATGCAGCGCGGCAGTGGCCGCGCTGTTTTGTTAGCACGTTTGTACTAACTTTGCGAATTTCTTAGTATCTTTGCGCACAGAAACCTATAAAACGCTGATTATGAAAGAAATTAAATTCGTAAAAGTAGGCACACGCCTACTGGAAGCTGACGCAAAGCGTCTGAAGTCTGTAGCGAAGCGCGCAGGCTTTGCCAGCGACTACGCATTAGTGCGCTATCTGATACACACATTTCTGCGTGTGGCCGACCCGGAAAACGACGTAATAGACGCGCCAGTGCCGCCGGAACTGGCCGACCTCTTTACGACTGACGAGGCACTGAAGAAAGATTTAGAAACAGCATACGAAAGTCTACGCCGTGTTACCTACGCGCATAATATCCAACGCTTCAACAAGAAAGCCGGGCGGCTGGGAAAGCAGAAAGCGGACGCTGCCAGTAGTATAGAAGCCGAAGTGGCAGAAATGTTTGACGAATACGAAGCCGAGGGCGCGCAGAAGACCTATAAAGCCGACATCTTAAAGCGAACACCAAAATAACATGGCCAAAGACGACAATTATAACAGAATCATTCACGGCAAGGAGTGGCGGCGCGTTAGCAGACTATATAAGGCGGCACACCCACTATGCGAGGAGTGCGAAATGTGGCCAGCCACGGCGGTACACCATCGCAGACCATTAGAGGGCCACAGCTACGAAGAAATGCTGACACTGGCATACGACTGGCAGAATTTGGAAGCCGTCTGTGCAGACTGCCACGCGCGGCTTCATAACGAAATAGGCAGTCACAGCTTTGCGCGGAACAAAGAACTGGCCAGCCGTAGGAATGAAGACCGCGCTAATAGTATCTTATCACTTTTTGAGGACTGAAGACATGGCAACAGAGAAAGAAGCAAAAAAGAAATCTACAACGCTGGTATCTTCTGACAGATACATGAAGCAACAGAAGACAGACGCATACGCTGAACTGATAGTAGCCGCGCTGAAGTCAGCCGAACTATACAAGCCGGAGAAAGAACCAGCTATATACATTCTGGCTACGCTGCTGGAACTATACCAAAAGACCCGTGCCGACATAGATAGAAACGGGCTGACGGTAGAGAACAGCACGAAAACCAGCATACAGACGCGCGCGAATCCGTCAGTGGCTATGAATCTAAGCTACGCCAACGCCATACAGAAGTATTTGCAGCAGTTAGGGCTATCCGCTGCCATGGTACGCGCCAGCGACGACGACCACGGGGGCAGGGAAGAACGCGAGGACAGCCCACTGGAAACACTACGCCGTACCATCGAAGAAAACCGCGCGCCAGTCATACTTAAACTAAAGCAGGGATAAGTGACAGACAGCGAGCGACAAGCGGCCCGTGCGCTGAAATCAGCCGTCAGCAGCGAACTGGCAGCTGTCAGCGTGGAAGCGTACAACTTGACAGCTATAGACTACCGGCTGGAAGTGTACGCGCGTGGCCTTATCATGTCGCCGGACAAACATAATCTTTGGGAACTGCTGGCACTTCGCCGCTTCTTTAATTTTCTTTCACGCTACGAATTTAGGATAAACGAAGTACAGAACTATATCACATTCTACGAAAGTCTGAAGTTTGACGGTGCGAATGGCCGGACGCGCTACAAAATGACACCCGTACAAGTGTTTCAGTTTGCAAACATCATGGGCTTTTACACCAGCGAGGGAAAGCGGCTAATTCGTGACGTGCTGCTGTTTGTGCCGCGCAAATTCGCAAAGACTACCAGCGTGACCAGCTTTGCCGTCTATGATTTGCTGGTAGGTGACGCAAACGCGCAGGCATACACAGCCGCCAACAGCTACGAGCAGGCGCAAATCTGCTTTAGGGAAATCAAAGAAGTGCTGAAAGGCTTAGACCCACAGCTAAAGTCTTTCAAGCTGAAGCGCGAAAAAGTGGAATGGATAGATACGGCCAGCAGCGGACGCACAGCTTTTGTGCGCTGTTTGGCCAGCAAGGCCGACACGCTGGACGGACTGAACGCCAGTACGGTGATTATGGACGAATACAGCCAAGCCGACAGCAGCGAGCTGTACGGCGTGCTAACTACCAGTATGGGCGCGCGAAAGAACCCGCTGACGGTAGTCATAACCACTGCCAGCGACAAACCAAACGGGCCATTTGTGGCAATGCTAAACCGCTACAAAGACATTCTGCGTGGCGACGTGGAAAACGACAGAGTATTTGCGCACATCTTTGAGCCGGACGCAGACGACGCGCCGGACGACCCGGCGACATGGGCAAAGGTGCAGCCGCATTTGGGAATCACAGTGCAGCCGGACTACTACGCGGCAGAATGGGAGAGGGCGCAGACGGACGCAGAAGCCATGAAAACATTTCTAACGAAAATGCTAAATATATTCGTCAGTGGAAACGCAAAGCCATGGATAGAGGGCGCAGCCGTGCGTGACCATAGCGAACAGATAGACTTCACAAAGCTGGGCGCGCCTGCTGACGCAGAAGTAGCCGTAGACTTATCCGTAGATAATGACTTTTCAGCCGTGACATACTTTGTCTATCTGAAAGACAGAAAGCAGGGCTACTTAAAGACTGACTACTATTTCCCGGAAGGCAGGCTGGCAGAACACCCAAACCGGGAACTATACAAGAAATGGGCCGAGGCTGGCCACTTGAAGCTGTGCAAAGGCAACATTATAGACTATCAGCAAATCGTGCAGGACATTTGGGCAAATTCCAAATATCTGCGAATCTACAAATTTGGCTATGACCGCTACAAGTCAGCCGAATTTAGAAACACACTGATAGCATGGGGAGCCAATAAAGACCAGCTGTTTGACTATCCGCAGACAGCAGTACACTTCACGGCACCCGTGCTGGCCATGAGCCGGGGAATAGAACGCGGCTACCTTATCTTTGAACCAAACCCAATAACGCAGTTTTGCTTTGATAACGCCGTACTGGTGACTGACAACATGGGCAACGCAAAGCCATTCAAGAAAAACGACAGTGAGAAAACAAAGATAGACGGCGTAATAACGTGCCTTATGGCATTAGGTATGGCAGACAATCAAGTGCGCAAGCAGTGACACCGAGGGGGCAAAAACAGAAATAAACAACGTAATATAAATAAAAAACCTGCAAAATGGGAATATTTGACAGATTCAAGAGAAAGAAGCCAGCTGTGTCGGAACGCGCCTACAGACGCAGTGCCGACGCAAACGTGCTGGCTAACACCATGGGCGACCTATCAGCCATATTTGGCAGCGGCGACGGCGTGAGCGAACAGCAGGCCGTGCGTATAGCCACCGTGTTTAGGTGCGCAGACATCGTTAGCAGCAGTGTGGCCGGGCTGGGAATGAACGTGCTACGGCGCAGGGAAGTAAAGTGTGACGGTGTGGACTATCAGCTGTTTGCCATAGACGAAGACCATCCGCTTCAGTATCTGCTTAACCGTGCGCCAAACGGAGTGCTTACAGCGTTTGACTTTATGAAGAACGCTGTGCTTCAGATTCTACTACGTGGAAACGCCTACATACTGCCACAGTATGCCAGTGGAGAAATACACAAGCTGCTGCTGCTGGAAACTGACAGCGTCAGTTACGACACACTTCTGAACATCTACCATGTGAACGACAGCTTAAACGGCATACATGACACATTCGCGGCTGACGAAATCGTACATCTGCGTAACTTTTCACTTGACGGCGGCAGAACTGGAGCCAGCACCATAGCTTATGCCGGGCGTGTGCTGCAAATCGGCATGAAGACCGACGAACTTCAGATAGACAACTTCAAACCCGGCAGCACCACGCGCGGCTTCATCAGCGGCGACAACACCGTGACGCAGGGCTTTGGCCAGCTGCAAGACGACCAGCTGGAAAAAGTCAGTGAGCGCGTGGAATCAGAGTTAGGCAGCGGAAAGCGCATCTTTCAGCTACCCGGCGTTATGCGCTTTAACCAGCTGGCACTGTCACCAGCAGACTTGCAGCTGTTAGACAGCAAGAAATTCAACGTACTGGAAATATGCCGCTTCTTTGGAGTACACCCGGACAAAGTGTTTGCACAGACCAGCACGAACTACAAAGCCAGCGAGAACAGCCAAACCGTGTATATGACTGACACGCTGGCACCACTGCTTAGAAAAATAGAAAACGAGTTTGAAGTAAAGCTGATAAGCCGGAGCGTGGCCAGTCACTACAAAATCAAATTCAATTTGGAAGACTACTATCAAAGCGACGTGCTGGCAGAAGCCGACTATTTCACGAAAATGGTGCAGGCAGGCGGCATGACACCGAATGAAGTACGACTGCGTAAGGGCCGCGCGCCGCTACCGGGTGGAAACGACCTCTTTATAAGCTGCAACGTGGCACCAGCCAACAGTGAGAAGATACACGGCACCAGTCAGCAGCAGAACCAGCCAAACGACACCGAGGGGGCAAAAACAGAATAAGCACAAGTAATTATAAAGCAAAGCGAAAAAATGAGTAAGCAAAGAAAACTTATCCGCGCTTTTGAGGGCGAGAACTACCAGCCGCGCGCCGTAGAGGGCAGCAGACGCATAGAGGGCTACGCAGTAGTCTTCAATCAGCGCAGTGTGCTGGTGACAGACTGGAACATTTGGAAGCGCGTAATAGAAGTTATCAGCCCGTCGGCCATCACTGACGACCTGCTGAAGCGTAGCGACATCATAGCCACCGTGGAGCATGACAGCCGCCGTCTGCTGGCGCGCAGCTTGAATGGCAAAGGAACGCTGACGCTATCCATAGACAGCGTGGGCTTAAAGTATGCGTTTGACGCGCCGGACACCGTAGACGGAAACTTTGTGTATGAGCATGTGAAGCGCGGAAACATCACTGGCAGCAGCTTTATGTATGTGAACACAGACGACGAAACGAATGTGACATACACCAAGGAGAAAGACGAGAACGGCAAAGAACAAATCATAAGAACCGTACACACCATAGACAAGCTACTGGACGTGGCCGTAGTCATGCGGCCTGCATATCCGGCCAGCAGTGTTGAGGCCCGCGCCGAAGAAATGCAAGAACTGGAAGCAGCCATAAAGCGCGCGCTGGGCGAGGCTGACGAAACCGACCCGGACGACAACGACGACGAAGACGACGAGAGCCGGGAAGAAAAATACTGGCGCAGCATGGAACTGGTAAACGCCGGGCTGAAAGAAGCACTGGAAATAGAGTTAAGACACTAAATTTTTATTTCACCAACTTTATAAAGTTAAGACTATGCCAAAAAAGAAAATGAGCGCGGAAACACGCGCAAAGCAGAAGAATTTGCGCAGCCAGCTTGACGCAAACAAGCTGAAAATGCAGCAAATCAGTGACAAACTGGTAGCCGAGAAACGCGGGCTGACCGAAGATGAAACCACCGAAATGCGGAATCTTCGCAACGCGAACCAGCAGCTTGCAGTACAGCTTGACATACTGGAAACGCCCGACTACGAACCCGTGCAGGAGCGCGCAGACCGTGAGCAGGCCACAGCCGAAATTCTTGTAGCCATGCGCTCGAACCGTGGACTGCCTGACAAGTACGCCTATCTGCGGGCCACGGAAGACCCTAACTGCATGATTATTCCGACCAGTGACCAAGAGGCAGACCGCATTGTGGCCCGTGCTGCTGGTGACATTCAGACGTTGAACTCTGTCACGCCTATTGTGCCTATCACCATGCACGACATCATCGGCCCGCTGTCACACCTGCTTATCTACGACAAAGTGGGCCTGCGTATGCAGAACGGTATCGAGGGCCAGTGGAATTTCCCGGTAGTCAGCGGAGTTGAGGCCACATTCTTAGGCGAGAATGTGGAAGTGACCGACAGCAAGCTGGACTTCAGCAAAATTACGCCGGAGCCAAAGCGTTATTCCATCAGTATTCCCGTGTCGAATTTGGCCATGATTCAAGCCACTGGCCTGCGCAGTATCGTTATCACGTCTATTTCTACTGGCGTGGCGAATCTGATTAACAAAATCACATTCAGCACTTCGCAGGTAGGGCAGGCCGCTACATTCCCCACTGGCCCGTTTGTGGGTGCAGCATCCATCAACGCAGCCGCCAAGACATTCAGCTTTGCCGAGGCCGTGGCACTGAAGTATAGCGTTATCGGCAAAGGCGTTTTGGGTGCCGAATTTGGCTGCTACGTCTGTACGCCGGAAACCTACGCAGAACTGGCCACCACGCCGCGCGACGCTGGCAGCGGCCTTATGGTATTGCAGGACGGCAAGATAGACGGCACACCCGTCTTCTACACCACTGACTTCGACGCTGACAAGCTGGGCTTTGGTATCTTCAGCTATGACGTGTGCGGCTTCTTTGGCCAGCAGCGTTTAGGCTTCGACAGCACCAGCAAAGAAGCTATGAAGCGTGATATGACGTGGTTTGTGCTGAATGGCCACATGGACTTGAAAGCACTGCGGCAGGAAGCATTTGCTTACATCAAGAAGAAGACCACATAAGCTGGGATAGCGTGGAAGATACCCGTATTTTCTTTCTATCAGCAGGCGGCTGGCTGGCACGTTGAGGCTGGCCAGCCGTTTCACTTAAAGACATACGACATGGCAACATTTGCAACACTGGAAGAAATAAAGCGTCAGTGCAACGTAGAGCACAACGACGACGACAAAATACTGCGTGACCATTTGGACGCGGCAGAAGCATGGGTGGAAAAGACCGTGCAGCAGCCGTTATTATATATAGCAAAGGCCCACAACGGCCAACTGCCAAAGACACTGAAGCAGGCTATACTTATCTATGCCGCCGGGCTGTATGCAAACCGGGAACCAGTGGCTTTCAGCGGCCAGCCTACGCCAATAATGTATAATCTTATGTCACTGATAACGCCATACATCAAATACAGATAGAACTATGCGCGCCGGACTATTAGACGAATTTTGCACTGTTTACAGCGAACAGCAGACGCAGACAGACAGCGGCTTTGTGAAGCGCGGAAACGTGCTGCTGGCGCGTGTGCGCTGCCACCGTATCAATAAGCGGGAGAAAGCCGCCGTGTCAGCTGGGGAAGAACAGCTGCAAGGAATAGTGACGCTGCAACTACGTGACGACAAGCGGCTGCAAGGTGCCACCAGCTTTAGTTACGACGGCGAGGACTACAAGATAACGCAAACCATCAGACAGCGGCGTGACAAGTCGCTGGAACTGACGGGCCAGCAGATACAAAAATAACCATGGGAAGACTGACAGAATACTTTGGCAACGGAAAAACTGCTGGCAGCACTGGCGGCGGCATAAGCAACGAAATAGAAGTAACATACACTGGCGTAGAACACTTAGACAGAGTGCTGGGCCAGCTGCAACACATAGAGCGCGAAAGGGCCGTGCAAAGCGGGCTACGTGCTGGCGGTGCGTACTTAGTGAAGCAAGGCCGCAAACGCCTACGTGCCGGACTGAAGAAAGACAAAGCGCATCAGCGACGCGAAACTGGCAGACAGCCCGGCAATCTGCTGAAGTCATTCACAACGAAGCTGAAGCGCAGCAACATGGGCGCGCTGGTAGGCTTCAGACGGCCATTAGGTGCGCACAGCCACTTAGTAGACTTAGGCACCGGGGAGCGTGAAACGCACAGCGGGCAAAGCCGTGGCAAAATGCCATCGCTACGCTACTGGAGCGAAACGCGCGAACAAGATACTGGCACAGCTTTGGGCTATGTCATAGAGGGTATAGAAAAAGCCGCCATGCGCATTATGCGCTGACACCGAGGGGGCAGAACTGGCAGAACTGGCAGTAATATAAAACAGACATCATGGCAAAGTCGAACATAAGAGCAGGCGCAGTGATACGTGACGCGCTACTACAGAATGAAGCACTGACGGCAATAGTGGGCCAGCGCATCTTTCCTTTGCGCTGTCCGAAAGGCACCACTGGCAGCTACGTGTTATATGGCCGTGACGGCTACCGTGCTGAAAAAACGCAGACGGGCAACATCGAAAACGTTGCCGAAGTGCTGGTAAACTGCTACAGCACCGACTATGACGAAACACTGGATATGGCAGAAGCCGTAGAAAAGACCGTGCGCGACATGGCAAACAACGGCGTGGCTATCTACATAGACGACTGCGTGGAAGACGTGGCCGCAGAGTTTAAGGACACTGGCGAGGCCGTCTTAGTGCAGGCTTTTACACTGACATTCGGAACACTTCAAAAATAACAGTATTAACAATTAAAATTTTTGCATCATGGCAGTAACAACGAGCGCATTTAACAGCGCAGCAGACATTTTGCAGGGCCAAATGCTGATTTATGTAGACGACGCGCTTTTTGCGTTTTCTACCAGCTGCGAACTGGCACTGAACACGAACATGGTAGACACCAGCAATCAGCTGGACGGCAGCTGGGAAAGCAGTCTGCCCGGAAAGAAAGGCTGGACGCTTAACGGCCAGTCATTCATCACGAAGAAATCTGGCGGCATTAGTGCCGACGGGCTTGTGAAGAATCAGATAGAGGGCAAAACGCTGACTATTTGGTTTGGCAAGTGTACCATCACGGACGCAGACGACGGAGGCGTGACCGTGACAAAGGACACCAGCGTAGCCAGCTACACGGGCAAAGCGCACATCACTGGCAGCACCGTGACCAGCGAGGCCGGAAACCTCATCAAATTTCAGTGCAACATGCAGGGAACTGGCGCGCTGAAGCAGACCGCCGGAGCCGGAGCATAGACGTGTAGTTTGCCATAATCATAGTTTTTAGGTTTAATGAGGGAGCCAGCCGGGCAAACTGGCTGGCTTCTTTCTTCATTTGTATGCTAACGATAGAAAACGTAATACAGTGGGAGCAGCTGACGCACAAGCGGCTGCAAGACTTTGACGGCGGCAGCGTGGACGACATGACCGCGCTGGGCTATGTGCAGTATGCTGACAGATACAAATACACGCTGGCAGAATACCGCGACGCGCTGCTGTCAGCACCAAACACGAAAGCACTTGAAAGCGTGGCCCGGCGCGCCGCGCTTGACTTCAAATATATAGAACAATTCACTGCTGCTGTTGAGGCTGACAAGAAAGACGGCCAGCAGGCTAACGACGAATCAGTGACAGAGATTTGCGGCCAGCTTATCACTGGCGGCATAGACGGCACGTTTCTTCTATCACGCGGACTGGAAGATTTGCGCTGGCTGTCACAAGCTGCTTTGAACCACCAGCAGCGTGTCATGGAGAACAGCCGCTTTTGGGCCTACTTGCAGTTATCGCCGTACATAGACAAGAACAAGGCCAAGAACGCCAAAGAATTTCTACCGTTTGAATGGGAATCGCCGTTAGACAGCGACCACATCACAGAACTGGAACAGAAGATAGCAGCAGCACTATTCAAGGAATAAACAGCACGTATATATGGCAAAGCTAAATTTTTCTATCGCGCTTAACTTGCTGACGCAGGGAATCAAGCACGGAGTGACAGAAGTAGAGGGCTATTTTAAGAAGCTACGCAGTAGTATAGTCAGCACGTTAGGCGGGCTGGGCATAGGGCTGGGCATAACCGAGTTAGGGCGCAGCATGATAGCCACAGGCAAAGACTTTGAAGCAGGCATGGCCCGTGTGCGCGCCGTGACCAACGCCAGCACTGAAGACTTCAAGGCCATGGAAGCCGAGGCAAAGCGGCTGGGCGGCACGACGAAGTACACGGCCACCGAAGCCGCTGCTGCTTTGGAGAACCTGACGCGCAACGGACTGACACCGACGCAGGCCACGGCGGCACTGTCAAAGACGCTACAGCTGGCGCAGGCCAACAGCATTTCACTGGCAGAGGCGGCAGACATGGCCACCAACACCATGAATGGCTTTGCCATGAGTGTAGACGAGTTAGGCACCGTGAACGACATGCTTTCAAGTACGGCAGCGCACAGTGCCACTAACGTGCTGGAACTGGCAGAGGCCGTGAAGAACGCCGCGCCGCTGGCCACTAACTGCGGCATAGGCATACAAGAAACCAACGCCGCATTAGGTACGCTGGCAAATGTGGGAATCAAGGGCGCAGACGCAGGCACGGCACTGAAGCAAGTATTTATGGGCCTATCCACGGAAAGTGATAAAGGCGCAAAGGCACTGGCAAAGTACGGGCTGCAAATCAACCAAGAAACCATAGCCGCTGACGGGCTGGCCGGAACACTGAAAAAGCTGTATGAAAGCGGCATAGGCAAAAGTAACCAAGATTTGGCAGACGTGTTTGGCAGACGTGCTTTCAGCGGCGCGGCAGCACTGATAAACAACTACGAAAAGTTTATAGAGTTGAACGACACGCTGGCCAGCAGCTACGGCGAAACAGAAAGAATGTTTGAGCAGGGCAGCGGACGCATGGAAAACGCGCTGGCCTCTTTGTCTTCTGCATGGGAAGCGTTTCAAATACAAATATTCCAAGGCGGCGAAAACCTCTTTGTGGCACCACTGGAAGCACTGACTGGCTTTATACGCTATGCCACGGAGAATTTAGGAACGCTGGCCGTGAAAATACTGGCCATCTTTGCAGGCGTTAAGGTAATACAGTATTTCCGGCAGTGGCAGGCTGCTGGCAGTGCTGCATTTATGAGCATGGCCGCGCAGGCGCAGGCCGCACACGCGAGAGTAAACACGTTAGAGCGCGCCGGGCTGACACTGCGAAAACAAATCAAGTCACTGGAAGCACAGCTGGAAAAGGTCAGTGCAGACCAGCGTTTAGCCATCGAAGTACAGCTGGAAGCAAAGAAGCGACAGCTGAAAGCCAACGAACTGGCCGTAACGAAAGCCACTGAAGCCGCTAAAGCAGCGGACGCGCAGGCAGCAGCCGTTAAGAGTGCTACCGGGTGGCAGCTGGCCATGAT